GACTTCAAGCTCGTCGCGGTCCAGTTCAGTGACGCGCTGCTCGAGCTGGAAGTCATCCACGAGATTTGCGATGCCGGCGACCTTCGCGTGGCGCATCAGGACCCGCGACTTCATCAACAGCACGGAGAAGGTCGATGAACAAAACAAAGGAATGGCTCGCCAAGGCCGTAGCGAACGAGGCGATGGCGGTGAAGGAAATGCCTTTCGACTACCCGAAGGGGATGGTTGTGCAGTGGAAGCACGGCGACCACATGCGACGCGGCGAGGTCCTGGCGCATAACCCCTACTCGACCAGGGTGCAGGTTCAGTGCGCCAACCAATCGACCGTGTGGATAGACATCGTGAGCGTCGTTGACAGGCCCGCGTTGCCGCTCAAGCGACGCGCTTATGATTCCACAGGAGAACATACATGAACGGTTACTTGGCGGTCACGATTAGCTTTTGGTGCGGGGTCATGGGCGGCGCGTTGACAGCTTGGTATATCACGAGGCCGCCACGACGCGTCCGTAGTGCGGACGGAATACGAACATGACAAAGATTCCAGTGACCGAGGAACGCCGAAAGCTCAAGGACGGAGAGTATTGGTGCCTGTACCCGAGGAAGCGGGATAAGGAGCCGCCGACGTTGTTGCTCAACCCGGGACCGTATTTCGAGGGCAACGCCGCGAAGAACCGCCAGAAGATAGCAGTCGTGCGATTGGTAGAGGCGTCACCCGACAATGGAGGAGCGGAGCATCCATGAGCCGATACGGTGATTATTTGCATGCCGATTCCAGCCTGACGTTCGCGGAGTGGCTCGGGATCGACGTTCCGCGGGAAGAGCATTGCACGGTGTTCTGCGATGGACGCTCGCTCTATCGGTACGTGTCGAGGCGCGCGACTGGCGAATGGTGCCCGCTGAAGAAGGATGCCAAGGCGAACTACAAAGCGGCGCTGCGAGCCGCCGCCCCATGAGCAAGCCTAAGAGCAAAGACGCCTACTACGAGGCTCTGCGCGTCGCAGCGGAGTACTTGAAGAACGCGGACGACGAGATGATCTGGGGTGAAGCCGTGGCCGTAACCATGCTGGCTGACACCGCCGCCGACGAGCGCTGCCAGAAAGGGAGGCAGGCGGCAATTCACAGTATTTACAGCTTAATACCTGAGCATCTCAGGAGGCACCGATGAGCGACATTAGAGAACCGCCTGCACCGGAATTCACAGGCATAGAGCCGAGTTACAAACCGGCTCAGTGTCCTCCGCTGACACCCGAGGCCAAAGCGAAGATTCAGAAATTGAACGAAGATTTGCGAAATGCTTTCGACAACTGGCTGGGCGAGAAGCATGGCTAACCAATGGTGCCCCAACTGGCCTAACTGCCCGTGCATCCTTCGCGGTCAGCGCAAGGATTGCGGATACCCATCCACACGGGCCTTGACCGTGACCGGTCACGGTGATAGGGTAACCTCACCAAGTAAGGAGATCCAGATGCGCGCAGGTCACACGACTGAAGACAAGGCCATTTTCGACAACGCCAGCGAAGTGGTTCAGAGGGCCGGGCAGATCACGCAGGGTCGCCGCGATTTTGATCGTATGCGTGGTTTCGAGGTCGCGCGCAGCAAAGGGTTTACGCCCCGCGAGACGCTCACCGAAGTCGAATGGCAGCAGTACGTGTGAAGACTGCGGCAGAGCGCAAAGCGGCAGAGCGGGCGCGCCGCAAGAGCACCGGGCTGTTTCGATTCGAATTCTGGTTGACGCCCGACGAGGGCTGGAAAGTTACTAAATATGTGCAACGGCTTCTAAATAAGCGATCGGTGAAGCCAGAGGATAAGAAGTGAGTGCGAAACTACAGATGCTAAAGCTGGCGCGCGAGCGTGACGCGCTTGTGGCGGCTCTGCGGCTGGCAGAGAAGCATGTCGAGGCGCGTAGCTCCGAGAGTGGGTGCTTGGCCTACGAGCGGGATCTGGCCGCGGTACGGGATGCCCTGGATCTCGTCGGCGCAAGAGCTGCTTCCCAACTATTCGGAGATGACCGTGGGCGATGATGGAAGAAGAAGCTACAGCTGCGGTCGAACGCGGCAAGAGCAGCAACGCTTGGACCAGAAGGCGCGCGCGGAGTGGCTTGCGAGGCTGCGCCGCGGACCTCCTGGCCGGCGGGTGCGTTCATAACTCATGAACGCGCCAGTCGCCACAATCAAAGCGTATCGCCGCAAGGGAGGCGCGGTCGTCACCGTCGAGCGCGAGGGGCGGCCCCCGCATCGTCACTGCGTGACGCTCAAGCGCTACCATGCGCTGCGCGAGTGGGCGGCGTTCGGCGAGCATCCTTGGAAGACCTCTGGCGCCTGGATGCGCAGCAGCATGACCGCGTATCTGTGGGAGCAACGCAAATGACAAAGAAGACGCGAGCCGAAATAGCCAAGTTGCTGTTCGATGCGATTACGGCGGCCGGCCTGGATAGCAACCCCCTGATCTGCTCGGACAACAGCTATGAGGAAGAGGACGGGAAACGGAGTGGGCCTCCCTTCGCGAGCGTGCTGATCGACGGCGACGTTGACCTTCTGAGGGTCGCGGACGCCGTGATTGCGGCCACGGATGAACCGTCTTCGCCTCACCTGATGCCGGCGGCGGCATTCGTATCCGGCGCGCGCTGGGCTCGGATGGCCGAGGCAAAAGCTTTCGACCAGAAGCTACTCGACGAGGACGCGCGGCACTACGCTGAAACAGGCGGCGAGATCAAATGCCGGGGATCCGGAGGGCTACGGCACACGATGAAACCGGCCTCCGATCCCTCGTGACGGACTGGCATGCACGCCTCGGCGCCGCCCGCGAGCGCTACATTGCGCCGCGTCGAACGCTGGCAGATCGCCTGCTACTGCGATGGAAGGCGATACGGGCCGCGAAGCGCTTTGATGTGGCAGACCGCATGCTGCGCCGGGCCCGCGCGGTAGGCATTGAATTTCACTTCGCGCGCAGCGGAGTGTTTTGGGGATTCGGGACCGTCACGTTCCGGCGCTTTGCGCGTCGGTGGCGGACATTGGAGGCGAGTTAAATGGCAACGACAAACCCTAAGCGATATCGAATCAGCGGAAATTACGGCTATGACACGGACGCCTTTGATGAACCGGCCGGCGAGTGGGTACGATATGAAGAGGTCCAAGTCGAAATTGAGCGGCTATCGGCGATTGAGGAGCTAGCGCGGACCTACATCGCTTCGGAGATAGAGGACGACCGGCATATAGCGGAGCCAGGTGGTGGCCTGCATGACCTGGCGGTTGCTCTGGGTCTCGTCAAGAAATCAGAAGAGCCAAGTTGAAAATCCGCCCACTACAAAAGCTCGCCGATTGGCTCGCCGGCAAGCCTCCGGCTCTGACAGAGGAACAGGTAAAGCAACAGTTACGGCACGATATGCCGATGCTGGAGGGGCTCGCGAGCGGTGAGATCGCGCGCATCGGGAAGAAGGACCTGGAGAATTTGACGGGAGCCGTCCACGAGCTGCGCGCGAAGGTTGACGCGATGCAGGGGGCGCATTGCCCTGGCTGTGACTCGCCAGGGTGCCGCGGCCTGTCGACGGAGCAAGATCCCGAGCTCTGCCCCGTTCTCGTCTTTGGAGCTCTGAGATGCGCGCTACCTAACGGCCATGATGGACATCACAAGATTGGAGACTTTCAATGAGCGAGAACCCGATGGTCGTGAAGGACGGCAAGCGCTTCCTGCAGTACGACGCGATCGTGCTGGAGCGGCTGAAAGGCCACATGCCGAGATTCGCGATGCACTACTTTTGGCAAGGGAAGAAGATCGCAACGCAGAACGGCGGGGCGATAGCGCAGGGGGGAACGATCAGGCTCGAGGGGATCGTCGGGCATCTCGGGATTACGCCGACCGCGCACTGATCGCGGATTTGTGGCAGGCTTTGACGGCAGAACAACAACAGGACAGGGATATTATGGAAACTGCAAAGAAGATCATTGAGCCCCAGGATCACACCGCGAGCGTCATCATCGCCGATTGGACGCGCCGCTATAAAGCACGACTCGTCAGTCACCACGGCTATGCCGAGGAAAGTGTCCGCGCGATGGAAGTCTCGGATTTCTACGGGAAAGCCACTGGCTTTGAAAACGATCCAGAGGGCGCGGCAGACATCTGCGAAAAGAGCGTGCGGGCGAAAGAGGGAGAGGAATATTGGCGGCTGAAAGGCCGCGGTAGTTAGCGCTGATCAACGGTCCCGGCAGCGCTATAGCCCTCGCCGGGACGGCCCGTATGCTGCGGCATGGCCGCCAAGACTCGCCGCCCACCGCGCCGGGCAACCATCGAGCCGACCTTCATCAAGGCATTCCATCTGCACGTGGAAGCTTCGAGCCGGCTGGATGCCCTGTGCATCAAGATCGCAGCGCTTCGGGATGCCGGCAAGCTTAGGCAAGCGCGGCAGCTCATGAGGGTCGCAGAAGAGTTGCGGGGCCGGATTGAAGCGCTCGAGGCGCTCTACAGACAGGATAGGTGACACCCAGTGCCGGCGGGTTGCCGGAGCTGGTTGGACGCGGGAGCGTCCTGGCGGCACGATTGGCCGCATGGGTGAGACTACTGGCTTCGGATATCAGCTTTGGCATTGCCGCTGCCGTACGTGCGGGCACAGGGCCCAAGTGCCGGAAGCGCGCACGAAGCGGGGCGGCCGGGTGCGGTGCGGGGAGTGCGGGAGCTACGACGTCGAGGTCAGGATCACTTGGCACATGGGCGAGCGCCCCTCCAACGTAATCGAATTCCGCCGCCGCTGACTACCAGCGCAGCACGCGCCGGAACAGCGCCTCCGGCTCAATGTCGAGCGCTCGCGCAATCAGGATGAAGTCGGGTAGCTCAATGCGCCGATCGGCCTGCTCTATCTTCGCCACCTTCGAGCGGCTCCAGCCGAGGCGCTCCGCGAGCTCCTCTTGGCTCACGTCCGAGTCCCGCCGGCTCGCGGCGATGACCGCCACAGCCGCCCGGTATAGCTGCTCACGCTGAACTTTCCTTGCTGCCTTCTTCGAGACTTTCACAAATGCGCCCCTGCAGAAAGGAGCGCATTTCAATACGCACGACCCCAATTCTCGCCAAAACGGCCGGATAGCGACCTCTATGACCGGATTCCGCCTCGCTTGTCCGGATTCCGACCCGGCGTTAGACTCGCTGAAAGGCTTACGTTGCGCCTTGACACGGCGCACAAAACGGGTTCGCGGGTGCTGCCGGGGGACTGGAATCCCCGCCAGGATCGGGACTTCGGCGGTGCCCGTGGACTAGCTCTGTACCGCTCCCAGGACGCTCAGGACGAGCGCTGCGGAAACCGGGGTTATCTTGCTGGCCGCAAGGAATAACGGCGGGGTGAGCTTCGCATGCTCTAGGGCGGCAGCTTGAAGCTCAGAGCAGATCCAGCTATCCGGCTCGCGCCAGTCACGATTGAAGATAAACCCCCAGATCGCGCTCTTGTCGTACGGCTTGCCGAGCTGCTCGTGCAGAAAGCCGAGATATGCGCTCTCCTGGGCCGGAGTGGCCGCGAGCGTGAACACTGTGCGGCGCGTGAACGTCGAATAGTTCGGCGGCCGGATCTGCACGCCGGGAGGCTTACCGCCCACGAAGTCGGAACGAGCGCCGAGCAATCGGCCGTCATCGAGCAGAGTGTCGACGTGCGAAAAGTGACCAGCCGAAAACCAGGCGACGGCATCCGAAGTGAGATCGTCACCGCAGACGAATTGCAGTTTCATCTCATTTCTCCGGCGCGGCTTTTCGCGCGCGCACCCATGAAGACAATTCGGCTTGGTGAGCCGAGCACACGGCCCACGCCTTGATATCCGCCTCGTGGCAGACCGCTACGGCGTCAGCCTGTCCCTGCAAGCCGATCGTGGCGAACGCGTCAGGGAGCAGGCACCTGGCCGGCTGGCAGGGCTGCAGAAGGGTTTCCGGCAGCGTCTGCAGTTGGTCCGGCGGGCAATAGTTCGATGGCATCCCAACGCAAGCGGGCAGCATCGGTAAGCTGAGGACACCCGTGAGCATCAACAACGACACTCGGAAGCTGTGCGAATTTGGCTTTGACACTGGCAATTCCTTGGTCGATTTGGTCGATGAAGTCGTTGGCCTTCCGGCGCGCCTTGTCGTCTGCGTCCGCGCGGGCCGCCTGCGCGGTTGCTGCGGCCTCAAGCGCCTTGGCGTTGGCGGCGAGCTGCTCTGTCGCGGTGGCGCGAAATTCGTCATGGCGCCCCTTGAAGTAGGAGCCTCCCAGGGCGAGCACCAAGACAAGGAGGGCGATGCCGTAGATTTCGAGCTTGGTCATCCCGCCCCTCCCAACTTCTTGTCGATGATGTTGGCCGCACCGTAGATCGTGAGGACCATCGTCATGAGCGTCACATATCCGCCCTGATCGATCTTGCCGACGAACATGGCAACCGTGCCGGTGACGGTGATGAATGCAGTCACCATGAATTTGCGCGTGGGGTTCATAACTTCGGGGTTCATAGGTTCACCATCTTTCGAGCGATCAGCCAGTAGGCCAACCGCTCGTCGATTCCGTTAAATCCGCCGTTGATGCGCTTGGTAATCGCTCCGAACTTGTCGACGTCCGCGAGCTCACTCAGTCCGTGCGTTTGCCAGAACCACGCGGCCGAGCGGCAGGCGCTAGCGGGCACTTCGAGCAGGCTGGGTGTCTGGATGAGCGCCAGGCCGAGCGCCTTGCCACACGCTTCGTAGTTCGTTTTGCCCGTGATCTGGATTAGGCCGCGACCCTTGAACCGCGGTCCGTCGCCGGGCTGTGTGTTGCCGAGGTCTGCGCGCCCTTCGTAGGTGTCCCCCGATGCGATCTCACAGACGTAGCGCAGCTGGCCGGATTCGTGCGCGATCTGCGCCACGAAAGCCGCTTGCCGCTTAGCAGTAGAGATTCCGAACTCCTGCATGGCGCCCGCTAGCGGCTGAGCGAATACTTCGAGCCGGCCAGCCGAGAACGGCATGACGGAGCGGAGCTGCTCGGGGGTCACGCTCCGCCCCCGAACCGCGCCCGCAGCTCGCCGCGAACTTCGCCGACCGAAACCTCTACGTCTCCAATGCGGCCGAATATCTCGCGGAAGTTTTGGAGATTCTCCTCGTGCCGCGCCGCGCTGATCTTTTCGGCCGCCTCGTCGCGCTCCGCCTGCGCCTTCGTAATCTGCTCCAGTCTCTCGCTGAGTTCCTTTCGGGATACCAGAGCGAAGTAGCCGCGAATCACGGCCCATGCGACAACGAGGATTGTGCTGAGCGTCCCAACGCGCCCAAGCCACGCGTACGGCTCATCTGGAGGAAGTTGATTCAAGAGCGCCTCGTGTGTAAGTGAATTGAACCAGCATTAGCCGTGGGTGATCTCGCACCCAACCGAAGTTCCGGCCGTGAATCGACCGGCGCCGCTCCATTGCCATGTCGCCTGTCCGCCCGAATAGGAATAGGTCGCGGCAGATCCTAAGAACGTCGTCGTCCCGTTGATCACGAGGGTTGCGACATACCCGGCCCCCGGATTGCTGGGAAACCCGGCAATGGAGAGATTCAGGATGTGCGTGTTGTTGCCAATCAGAAGATCCACAATCGTGGTGCCATCACCAAGAACCGGTGACGGCGTAATGTTTCCGAATCCGCCCTGGGCGTATCCTCGCCCTTCACCCCCTAGAGGCTCCGTGCCAACGACGAGCGTGAAGTCGTCAGCAGAGGTGAAGTACAGCCGCGTCGCGCCGGAAGCGTCGACCACGTAAGCCTTTTTGAGCGTGCGCGTAACGCCGCCGGAGTCGACGACGTGGAACTTCTTGACCTTGCGCGTGACTCCACCGGAGTCAACGACGTAGTACTTGGCGCCCATCAGTAGTACAGAAACATATCGCCGGGGCTGCCGGCCGGCACGCCGCCGGGATCAGCGCCGATTACCACCGACGTGCTTGCAAGGCCGCCAACGTTCTGGCACTTGATCTGCCTGCCGAAGTTGGTGGGGGTGATCTTGCGTAGGAAGTTGTCACCGGAGTTTGCCATCACGGAACTTATTGTGAAGTTCTCAACAGCGGAGCCCTGGCTGAAATACACCCCGGCAACGTAGCCGTTGACATCGCGAGCAACTACCGTGTTGGGCGTCGGGTTCGTCGTGACCGCGAAGCCACCGACTTGATCCGCGTTCTTGACGCCGGTGAGCTGGCCCCATGCGATTGAGAGACTCGCCTGGTATTGCTGCACCGCGCCGAGTGGAATCTGCCCAGCGGACGCCTGTCCTGAGAGCTGCGTGAAGGCAATCGTCAGACTTCCCTGATACTGCTGCACGGCCGATAGCGGGATCTGCGCGTTCGCAGCCGATCCAGAGAGTTGCCCGAAGGAAATCGTAAGATTGCCCTGATACTGCTGGACGGCCGATAGTGGGATCTGCGAGTTGAACGCGGTGCCCGAAAGCTGCCCGAATGCAATAGAGAGGGCTCCCTGATATTGCTGAACGGCCGGGAGGGGAACCTGCGCGGCCGACACCTGGCCGGAGATCGCAGAGAAGGCCGTCGCCTTGGGCAAGTAGTTCGCGCTGACGAAAGCCGTCGTCGCAATGTTCGTGCTGTTGTCGGTGCCCGTTGGCGTTACCGTAGTCAGCGAGCCCCATGCGGAGGGGTGAGTGCTCGGCAGGTTTCCGATGTTCGCGTTGACCGATGACCGGCGCAAAAGGCCATCATCGCCGCGGACGATGTCGCCGACCAAGTAAGTCTCGGCCGCGTCGTAATCGACCAAACCACGGCGGCAGAAGTAGCGAATGCCGTTCGCGAGGAAGTTATCCAGCCAATTGAAAGTCTGTCGCGGTGGCGGCGTCGACGAGAGCGGCCAGCCGGCCGAAATGGCGGCATTCGACGGCTGCACGATGTCCGTCGTGGGCACGGCGGTATCCGCCCATGCCGGCAGAACCGGGGGCTTTGTAATTCCAGACATGGATACCCTCTAGGAGTAAACGAGGTTGTAGGCGACGCCTGCGGGACGTGGCAAAAGGTCGAAGGTCGTGAGCAGTGACCGCTGAGTGAGCGTCACGTCGACACCGGGAATCGTGATGGTCACGGACAGGTTGCCCGTGTCCGTAATGACCGCTTGCGTACCAAAGAGGAAATTGAGCGCGGACTGAAGATCCGCCGTCGTGCCGTCAGATTGGTTGCGAACGATCCTCGCGCGCAGCACGAGCCGGTATTCGGGATCTTGTAGAACGCTCGTGGTCGAAAACGATGCGCCCAGCTCGTAGAAGCGCCCGCCGATGGCTGGGTTGGTCAGTTCTCCGAAAGGCGATGCAACGATGTCATCAGCGAAGCCAAAGAACCCGACCGTGAGCACGCCGGAGACGCTCCGTGATTGGCCGATCCACTGGCCTACGATGTCGAGCTGATTGCCCACGGCGGTGTCGAGATCGAACGCAGCAGGCATCCCGAGAAGCACGTCAGCCGTCGCACCGATGCCGTTCACCACGGCGTCGAGCAGAGCCATGAACTTGGGTTTGGTGTTGTGCTCGCTCGTGATGAGCGTCGTATAGTCCATCAGGTCACCACGAAGGTGACGTTCGCCGTCGCGCCGATAGGCGCCTCGTTATACGCAAGCGCGATGTCCGATGTGCCGGCGGCGCCGCCATTCTTAGCAATCGTAAGACCGGTGATGTTGTAGAAGCTGGCGATGCTCGCGACGTAGCTGGGCGAAATGAGCCGCGTGAAATTGATCGTCGAGCCGATGTCCAGCGCGTTCAGGAAGTTCGCATCGGACAGGGCGATTAGCGGCTCGTGGTCGGTAGACGACCATCCCGTGAGCGCCTTTAGCGATATGACGATGTTGATATTCGCAGCAGTTGGGCGGGCGAAATTGATGACTCGCGTCGAGCCGTTCGCGCTCGTGACGGTCCCGCTCACTGCACCGAGGGTCGGGATGCCCGGCGGGATCTTGCTCGCGATGGCGGCCCATATGTCCGCATTCGCGCCGCCCTCGACGACGAAAGCAAGCGTCTTGGCGGGAATCCCGTTCCCGTCCGTCGAGCCGGTGTTGTTCTCGTATCCGCGCGCGCGCGTCACTCCAGCGACTTGCTTGATCGCTGCCACAATGCCGTCGAAGACAGTGACGGAAGGCAGCGCGGTTGACTCTGCCTGCCGGACCCGAAGCGCCGCGTCGGTCTCCACTGGGGCGCCCGGCGTAGCCGTCGCGTTCGTCACGGTCTGCCAGCCGAAGACCGGCGTCTTGATCGCCGTGATCGTTCCGGCCGTGGCTGCAATGGCGCCGGCCGTGAGACAGGTTGCGGTAACTGTCACGGTGCCAGAGGCGGGGATGGTCACGGACGCCGGCAGAGCCCACGTGTTGCCGTTCGCATCCGGACCGATCAGGCCGTTGGTGATCACAGTATTCGCGACACCGACGAGGGTCGCGGGAGCAGTCGAGGGCGACGGGACCTTCTTCGTCAGCCCGTTGATTTTCACATTCGACGAAAGGCCATTGCCCTGAGCCGTGGCCGGGCTGAATGCGTTGTAGGTCGAGACCGCGGCGGCGCCGATGTCCGTGAACGCCTGCGCGAGCGCGCCGATGTACTGGCCGTCTTGCGAGTCATTGCCGAGATACGAGTCTGCGCCGAAGATGCCCGTGTAAATCGAAATCAGGCTCGAGAGGTTCTGCGCAAAAGTCGGAGCCGTGATGCCGGCCGCGGTGATTACCGGCGCGAATACTGAAGCCATTTATAGCACCGTCGAAATAGTGACTTGGCCGTAGATCGTGTCGACGACGGCGTTGACCGTCAGCAGGCGCTTGTTGCCGTCGTAGGTGCTCGAATAGGAGGCGATGGCAGTGACTCCCGGAGTGCCGAGAATCCGCTGCTTGATCTCCGCATCTGGGTTGCCGTAGCGCTTGCCCTCGACCTTGCCGGGGTAGTCGGTGCCGTCCGTCGTGTCGACGAACCACTCGCCTTTCCAGAGCTTCAGGCGGGTGAGGATCGCTTGCCCTACCGTGGCCGGCGTGTTGACGAGAAAAGGCTTCCCGATGGTGTAATCGCCACCAGGGCCGAGGGGACGGTATCGCATGGTTAGACTGGCGCCCCTGTGTTGCTGCCGCCGGCCTGCACGCCTGAATGCACGTGACTCTTGAGGCTCTTTCCGCTGCCGACCACGTCAGTGCTCGCAGTGATCGTGGCCGGGGAGCTGACGTTGCCGTTGCTGTCGATCGTCACGTTGTTGATGGTCACGCCGCCGGGCGCGACGATCTTGAATGTCTTGGCGGTCGGGTTGAGCTCGTAGTACGCCGAGCCGTCGTCGTTCGTGAGGCGCGCGGCGGTAGCGGACGGCGTGAAAGCGCGCGGAGCCGAGCGCACGCCGACCAGGGCGAAGCCGTCTGACAGGTTGTGCATGCGGAGTTCCGGCGCGTCCTGCACTCCGCCCTTGGCGTACCACGCGTCAATGCAGCGCGAGGCCAGGATCACGAGGCACTCATCGCCGGCAGCAATCGGGAATGTGAGCGTGACGCCGCCGCCGCCCTGCCAGAGCACCGGGCAGTCCAGAAGAACCGGCATCTGCTTGCTTGAGGTCGTGCCGTCCTTCGCTCGAGCCACGCCGTTAATTGCCGGCTGCACGTCGACCTTCATCTTGCCGACCTTCTGCACGATGCCAGGGAGCGCCGTCCAGATTCTCGATTGCATGCCAGCGAAGGCAATCCGCAACGTCTCTTCGGCGTCGGGCGCTCGCTCGCGTCGGTCCATGTCAGTTCAACCTGATGCTTGCGGCCGAGGGAAGGATCGCCGCTTGACTCGTCGCGCTCAGCGGTACGGTGGCATCGACCGCCAAACAAGTGAGGTCCGTGTACCACTGGTTCGCGCGCGTATCGCCGTAGTGATCGGCGACCATCACGTAGTAAAGGCCGTCCGCGTTCGTCTTGACGCTTTGAAGAAGGAACGCATTGTTCGCCTGCGATTGCACATCGAGCCCGAGGCGCAACGCGTTCACGGTCGAGTCGAGCTTGATCCGCTGGCCGATCTTGATCGCCGGGTTGATCAGGATCCGCATGCTGATACCGTTCTGCGTCTGCTCAGGAACGCCAATCAGCCCCGTCGACGGCGATATGACCGGGGTCGCGCCGGGGACGAAGGAAGTCAGCGGGATCAGCGTTAGCTTCCCGTCCTGAATGCTCCATGTGCAGTTATTGTTGCGCGCGAAGTCGCGCAGCTCGTCGCGCGTCGCGCCGTAGAACACGCGCCCGCGCGTGCTGCCGTTCGTCGACAGGTCGGGCGCATAACCCTGCGTGATGCCCGGCATGGTCTTAATGAACGCCTGAACGGCGTCGGCAGGCTTCCCGCCGGCCGCGAGCGAGTACGCGATCGTCGAGAAGTTGTAAGCCTCGTCGCCATCTGCAGCCGTGATGTCAACGTACGAGTCGAGCGCGCTCTCGCGGCCGACGCGGGCTTGCTTGATGGTCCCGGTGAATAGCAGGCCGAAGTTGCCGGGGTATCCGGCCTGAATCACAATGTCCGTGAATTCCTTCGTCAGCCGGTTCGCGGTGGCGTCTGCGACGTTGTAGATACGAACGTCGGCAGTGTTCGGCGTCTGGAAGTCGCCGCGGCGAATGCTGAACGTCACGCGGAATTCCGAGAAGTCGAGCGCCGCACCGCCGGCTTTGCCGATGACCATGCTGAGCTTTCGGCCGTACTGGGCTGTCACGCCGTCACCCACCAGAGCAGACCGTCGTCCCCGAGATTCCGGAATGTCGGAACCGCATCAGGGTCGCTCAGGGTCTGAACCCAAAGCTTTCCGCCGAACCCGAGGTGCGCGTACTGAGCGAGCAAGTCGACGCCAGTGACCAGCGGAATCCCCTGAACGATCGGATTGCCGACAGTGTCGGAGATGTCGAGCGTCCAGCCGCCGTCAGTGACGTTCCGATATAGCAGCGTGAGCTGATAGTCGGTCTGCCCGAGCGTGATCTGGAACGTCTGCGGCGTCCCGATCTGTAGGGGAATTTCGAAGAAGCTTGGCATTAGAACCACGCATCCGGCGGAGTGGTCCCGCCAGGCGCGGGGATGCCGGTCGTCGGCTGTTGAGTCCCGACGTTCTGCGTCTCTGCGGTGCTGGCCGGATTCGACTGGCTCGCCTGCG